TCATAGCTCTGAGAGGATATCTTAACTGAAGTCTTTGTCTAAAAGAGTCATCAGCATTTGCTCCCCATATATGCCATTTAAAGTTTATCTGTCTATTACCCTGAATCAACATCGCAATCGCTGATTGTCCTTGTAACACCGAATAATTATTTATGTTTGTTTCTTGTGGCAAACTTGATTTATTATCTACTATTAATGGTATATTAAAATAGTCTGCCTGTTTCTGTGCAGCTTTTAATTCTGCATCTGCAAATTTTCCTTTTGCATTTGGATTATAGAGAGCTAAACCTACTGGTTTATATCCTTTCTTTATAGCATACCATAAAGCGGAAAGGCACTCAAACCCTCCACTTAAATTTACTATACTATCTGTTTCTTTTGGGATTTTAACCATACTAATCTTTCTTTATCTCTCTTGTCTAATCCTCTGTTGCACATACTACAGGTCTTACTATATCGCCTGTTTCCTTGCAGTAAATTGTCTTGTAATTCCTTAAATGCTTTGCTTTGCCATACATCTAGGATATTGTCTGTTTTTATGTTGCCAAAAATCTCTGTGTTAGTCCAGTCATTACAACATTTTTGAATTGTTCCGTCCCAGTGTACCCATATTTTTACTGATGGAAAGGTACAGGGTGTATCTATTTCGGAAGTATCAGTTGCGATTCGATTATAAATATCGCTTCGATTACTAACTATGACTTCTGTTTGACCCCAATCCTCTGGTTTCATATTCTGATTCCAATATCGATGTTTTGCTCTTGGAATTATTTTCTTTCTTTTTTCCATTTCTTCTTCACTATCATAACTATTTATAATTAAATAGTCAAACTCTTCAAAATAGTGTAATCTTTTTTCTAGTCTATATCCATTACTTATTATACGAGTTTTATACTTTCTATTTGGGTGATGTAAAAGCTTTACTAATAAACCAAAATCAGGGTGTAAACTATTCTCTCCTCTACCTGTGAAACATATTATACCTCTATAATCATCTAAATCTTGCACAAACTTTCTAAAAAGTTTCCAGTCCATGTATTCTTTTTCATTAGGATACCCTTCACTTCTTGGACAATAATTACAAGTCTTATTACAAAGACCTGTTACATCTATATTAATCAGACCTGGCTGTTTCATTTTCCCACCCTGGAGCTTCTTCGTCCATAACAAATACCCAGTTCTTTCTACCTGCTGGGTCAACATTTGTTCCTATTTCTCTACAACCTAAATCAAAAAAGATTTGTCGCCCTTTTTCATTGGTTATTTCTAGCATACGATGGGGTGTTCCTAGTTTTTTATTTAAGAATTTACCGCCTTGTTTAAAATCATATATAGACATTCCACCTTTGTATTCATCCATACACGCTTGTCTACGAGCTGCTGGGTATCTATACTCTCTACCATCCTCTCCTGTAAAAACTTTATTAAGACACCAAGAGATTGTGCCTATCATATTCTGTGGTTCTAATCCTAGTACTGTATCATAATTCATACACCAATAACTATTTTTATCATAGTGTGCCTCTAAATCTTGATAGCATACTTTATTTCTTACTATGAAACCTTGTACTCTTAATTGAATTATTCTATACAGTTCATTAATTGAGAGTTCATCGTAATGTTTTACTACTGTTAAGACTGACATATTGTTTCTAGTATCTCCCAACATTCCTTCTCTGGTGTTACAAAATCTGCAATCGGACACAGAGGTTGTTTATCTTTATCGTATACTGCTAACCCTTTTCGGTCATGCATAGACATACGAGTTAGTTTTGTTACTGTAGGTTCTTCGACCCAGACTTTATGCATTTCATTTGGTTGCATTTCATATATATCTCCAAGATTATATTCTTCAGTTTCTAACTCCCATATTCTTACTCCATGTTCAATAATTGGAAAATCAGGAGCTTCTCCTTTCTTTAAAAAAGTAATACAATCTATGTTTCTCATAACACCCTCTCCCTCTACAACCACTCCTCGTTTGTTATAAAGTTTGCCTTTCATAATTCTACTTCTAAAAGTATTTCTATGATTATGGTATTCATCTACCACTACTGGAGTAAGCGTTGGATGATAAAAATTCCATCTCTCGCTTGGTGTTCTATTTAACCAAATAAAACCCAGTCCGTTCATCTGGGGAGCTTTACCCCATGACCTAAAGAAATCTATGTTTCTCATACTCTCCGAACAACTCTAGGTATTATTTCTCCACTTCGGATAACTTCTACATCACACCCAATTTCTAAGTCCAGTGCTTCAATGTATCCTATATTATGTAATGTTGCTCTTGAAACTATCGCATCGCCAATGATACAAGGAGATAATATAGCGACAGGAGAAACTGCTCCTGACTTACCTACTTGCCATTCAACATCAAGTAGTTCTGTTACTACTCCTGCCTGTCTAGTTTTAAGTGCAAACGCTCCACGGGGATGGTGTGATGTGTAGCCTAACGATTCAAATTTACTGTTAGAGTCGACTCTTACAACTTTACCATCATTTGGGAACTTCGAGTAATCACTTAATGTAATCGACTCGAAACCTTTCTGTGATAATGCTTTCATATCTTCTACCCAACTGTCAGAAAGACTAGGTTGAATACCATAAGCTACAAAAGTTAAATCACGATTTTTAAACTCTTCTACATCCTTTAAATTTAATGCTCCAGAAGCATAGTTTCTTGCATTTGGTATAGACTTAGGAGCTACAACCTCTCCTGTGATTTGGACTAGTCCTTCGATATTAACATCGTTTGGCACAAGTGAGGACATCTTATTAGTAATGTCTAGTCCTTGTTTACCATCTCCTCTAGTAAGTGCTTGATGTAGCTTTCCATCTATATATGTCAAAGAAACTGCAGCACCATCTAGTTTAGTCGTCATAATGTGGGCGAGTTCACCTGTCCAATCTGGCTCTTTGGTTTCGCCTATAAATACTTTTTGTAGTGAATACATTTGGTACGGATGCGTGTACCTTTGCTCATTGGCTGTATACCCGACTTCGTTTTCCAACTCTGTATTTTCAACAAGTCGGTCATAAACTTCATCAGGTATCAGAGGATTGCCCTCTGCATATGCTTGATTACATACTTTGAGATATGCTTCTAGTTCTTTATTCATATGTATATTATACTCGATTTTTGGGATTGTGTCAAGAACTATTTTTGATAGATGTTATCGAGGGTCTCTTTGAAGTGAGTTGACAATACATCTTTGACCTCTGATATAGAAAGAATCTCTACCAAGGAGTCAAATAACCCACGAGTGTTATCAAAATCCATACGAATTGCTATACCATCTTTCGTTGGTTTCCATTCTTCGTCAAAGTCTTGATAGTATTTTCTTATGTGCAGATATTCTTCTCCACGAAAAGTATTAACCATAACAAATATTTTTTCATGTTTATCTTCGTTATAGTGTATTTCTCTTTCGTAAACTGCGGGGGCGTTATATAATTCTATCATTTTTTAGTATTCTCGCTAAAGGCACGATAGAAGTTACATTGCCAGGTTGTAATAATCTGAAAGAATCAGTGTCCCAACAAAATAATAATACTTGCGTTTTGTTTGGTTTTGCTCTATTCTTTTTTGACTGTATATACTTGTTATCAAAATCCATAGTGCAAACATTGTATTTTAGTCTGCGACTGTTCTGACTTCGATAGGTGATTATTGCATCACCTGCATCAGTTACTTTGTTAGTAAAGTCGTCTCTCTTCATCAGTATCCTTGTGGGTAGTTAATATCTATTAGCGTCCCACCAATGGTCTGGTTATTGAAAGCTTCTTTTTAAAGATGCAAAAATATGCGGACAGTCCGTAGACTGCCCACACTCAGGGGTAGTTAATCGTTTAGTTTATTGATTAAAGTTGCAAAATACATAGCAGCTTTCCCTGTAAGTCTGCCTATGATTGCTACATCTGGTTCTTCACCAGCATCGCTAATTGCATTTGTTAGAGTTTCTTGAGCTGCAGCAACATTAACTCTGCCACCGCCTGTCGAACCGCCACTTGATTTAGGAGCAGGTGTTTTTCTAACATAAACACCAGCTTTTGTCAAAATCATGCGAACGCCGTTTGGGCTCTCGCCTAACTCTTCTGCTATGTTTTTGACAATCTCCATACTATTTTCTGGAGTTGGTTCTTCTACAGTATACATCTCTACTGCCTGAGCCTTTGCTTCATCTGTCCAAGCCACTTTTCTTCTCCTTTTGGTTTTGTAAATTTCAGGTAGACCTGGACACCAACCAGTAGCCTCCCGCATTTGTAAATAAAATCTGTCACTCATAAGACTTCTTTTCCAATAATATAAATATATTATATCCGATGTTTAACCTCGAGTCAAGTACTATTTTTTAGAAGCTATAACCATAGGTCATTATATCATCTTTATATAGCACAGCAACATAAGTTTTACTCTTCATTGTATACCACCTTCTCCAATCCTCTATAATTTTAATATCATCTAAAATTGATGTATCTTTTGGATGTAGGTTAAATTCTTTTAACTCTTGTTCCCAATCATTAAAATTAATAATATAGTCGCAATCTTTATAAAGTTCTACTTGTGGTTTTGGAGTACACTCTGTTACCCATTTATCAAATCCTATATAGTTGAAAGAATAAAAGTATTCAGTTACTACTCTTTCATAAGGATTTCTTACTACACCTATTGTATTATTTTTGTCCTTTATTATTAACTTCATCTTGCAACTCCTTTACTCTTTTATATAATTCATAGATTAAAGCAGTCTGTTCGGCTATCTGTTGTTTCAGTGCTTCTAATTGTGTCATGAAAAATGTATTTTTAAGTATTCTAACTTATCTTCAAGTGAAGCTAACTTTTCTAACTCAGCGTCTATAGTTTCTATAATATCGCCATGTTCTGCTAATCCAACATGGGAACCTAATAATACTTCGATGTTTACTTTGTGGGCTTCTATACCACCCTCATAAAATTTTATGAGTGCTTTTACTAATCTTTCTTTATAATTATTCATTTTTCCCTAATAAAGCAGGTATAAAACCCTGCATAAACCTTTCTTTTTTGCTATCATCTAAGATAACGCTAATTAAAAATGGAAAGAAAACTAAACTAAAAAAGAAAAATACAGTACCACATAACCATTGAAAACGCACTACTAGATTATCTGGTTCTAATATTCTAATTATTTTCATTGATGGCAAAAACAATTGCCACCAAGCTAATAAAGTACCTGACAACCATGTTGCTGCAAGTATTTCATATATTGTAGATGTCGACTCCATATTTTTCCAAATGTCTTAGACTACCCAGGTCATATGCTAACTGGCAGCAGTATCTACCTCCGTAGGTAAGTTGTGGAAAAAATGTATTACTAAAGTCTGTACATTCGATTGTATATATTAAATACATCTTTGCACCATACTTCTCTTCGTAGTTAACTGCTTTCTTTGGGTCGCCTTGACAAGCATACCCTGCATTCTCTACTTGATGTTGAATCGTTATTTCTCGCACTATTTTTGCGGGGTAATTCTTTCGAATTGCCCACACTATCTCGCCTACTTCGAAACTTTCTGCCACACACTGCTCGGGGAGCATTGCACTTCTTATTCCTGCGTAATCGCTTTCTGGGAGTTTCATAGGAACTCCTATTCTTTCAATAATGCTCTTAACAAATGCAGGAGAACGATATATTCTCGTTGCTATGTTAGATACATTATCACCTTGTAAATACCCTTGCACAACAAACTTTATGTCTGATTCTGATGCAGGAGTACCTCTTAATTTAGCTTTCATCTTAGCAGTTCTTTCTATGTCAGATTTATGTTCTGCTATGATGTTACCTAGTCTTGTAGTATTATAAGTTATATTTAATATCCCACAAGCTTCCTTTTTGGTTATCGGTTTCTCAGCTTCTAGTAAGTCTATAACCTTAGCTATATTCGCTTTGGTTAGATTCTCGTGTTTCTTGATTCTCAATTTCTTTTCCTAATAACATTACAGCATAGTGTAATATTTTAAGTAAATCATCGGTATCTTTACCATTCTTCTTGCCATATCGCTGAGCATACTTTATGATATTTCCTAAGCAAAACCCTTCCCCATGACCTGCATCGAATATAAACTCCGTTGATTGTATCTTTTCCATACTATAATGCTCTTGATAAGTGCCAATAATATGGTTTCTTAACATATTTAATGCTGTTTCTTCGTTAAATTTATCTTTCATTCTTTTTCAGTTGTAAAAAAGCAGACCTGTACCAATCTGCCTGTTTTCTTATCATGCCCCCAACCTGCGTTGAATGGAGCATGCCAATATGCTGCTGGGTACACTACTAATCTATTGTATATGTTCCCAACATAAGTGTGCATTTCAAAAGTAGAACTTTCGGTTTGTTCCCAAAATCCTTTAAAAGATTCTGCACTTATCCTTAAATCGTCTCTGCGTTCTACGGACTTCTTTTCTTTGTCTCTAAAAAGACCAGTACCATGTGTTACTGGAGCGTTGGGAGTAAGATATAATACACTTGCCCATGCCTCTCCATCTAAGTCATTAGTTACCTTTTCAGTTTGTTTAGCGACATCATGATGTACCCAGTTTATATAATTTTTTGTTTCTAATCCCAAAGTAAAGGCAGTATTACTATTCTTTTTTGGAAAGTGTATAATTTTCCTATTTAAGATTTTTTCTAATCTGTTCTTTACATATATAAAGTTTTCATTAGAAAAGGTACTTACTGTTCTTTGACCTGGAAACATGACCTTTTTACCTTTTACTCCAGGAAAGAAGAATTGATTGAGAGCTTTCTCTCTTATCTCCTCTGGGTTAGGATAAAAATTGTCCTGAATTACAATCATTTTTGTAATTCATCTAGTACATCTAATCCACCTTCAATTTTTGCAAGGTATTCTTTTTTGTCTGCTAATTGTTTCTCTAATAATCCTACTTCAGCACTAACTTTTTCATGCTGTGTAGTTAGATTTTTACGAAGCATATCTCCATGTGCCATAGTTTCCACTGGCTCTTTTGTTATGCCTAGTAATGTTTCAAGAGGTATGTCTTTTGCCATGTAATCTTACTCCTTGTCCTAGATGTGTTTCTGTGCCGTCAGACTTTCTTACTATAAGTTGTCTGCGTAAGTTTAGAAACTCCATTCTTGATTTTAAATATTCTTCTAGTGCCGTGCTTTGTAAGTTACTTGGCACAAAGAATGTGTATACTCCTGATTGTATCTTTTTCATTTTCTTGTAATTCTTTGGTCATACCATGCGAGACCATCATCCCACCAATCTGGGGTATCTCGGTGTGACCACTTGGCAAATGTCGCTTTGTCAGTATGGTAGTATAAACGATAACTACCGACAACATCATCTTCGTCTTTCAACTCATCTGGCATTGCCATACCAAAAGGTGTTTGCCCCAAACGAGGCATATTCTTTGGCTCGGGTAGTTTATTTACTACTTCCATAACTGACTTATGCAACTTACCGTAACGATAATAATACTCATCATTGAGTGCATTTGCATAGCAGTGCACCCATTCAAAGTTGTCAAGGCTAGACCTTGTCCATATCGTGCAAGGATGATTGTACATCATTGGTAAATACGGAGTCAATGGTCTCTCCTCTAGTGGCAAATGTTTAATATCTGCCTTTTTCTCATTTAGAATTTTGCTTTCTTCTTTGTTCAATGCACGAGGCACGAAACCAAGAACTTCATCTACCCAGACTGCTGTGCATAAAAGCTGTGCAGCCTCCAATGGCATTTTGACAATATGCTTGTCAACATGATATTGTGCAGACTTATCTAAATCTTCATCTAAGTAAAATAAGTTCATCTAATCCAACACTTATATTTTGGACACTCTCCATACTCATCTAGGGGTTCGCAACATATGTGGCACTCTTGTTCTTCCTTATCTTTAGGAAGTAACTGCACACTAAACATAGCACACCCACTTGTTGGGTTGCGAGAGTTGTCTTGTTCTTTTCTAAATTTTTCCATAGTATATATTATACAGAAATTTTCATCTGTTGTCAAGAACTATTTTTATT